CATGGGTCTTCCTATTCTGGGAATGCATAATATTCAAGATCGCACATCAACGAATCGCCAAGACCAATCGATGCATTTGTCAGACAGCTTCCAGTTCCGTGCACATGTATGTCGCTTACGCTATGTGATCTGGGAGAAATGAAGGCATTGAACATGTTCCTCGTTCCTGCTGGAGATACCGTGTGCATCCCCATATTTACTGACTGCTGGAATGCTAACCCGCTTTGGTAAGGGAGCATAAGCTGAAGTTTCTGGGCTCCGATCCCTGACAGGTGACACGTCTCCAGGTTCATGTGATATGACACGAGTCCAGAACGATTTATGTGGTACTGTGCTCGGTTCTTCGCAAACTTTGGCTCTTTCCCTGAATCGTTCAGGAAATACGTGCGAGACGCCGCACCGTTCATTCCCGATTCCATATCAAACGCTGTCTCTTCGTTGAATCTTCCAATCCCATCCGAATCAGATAGCTCCGTCACGGTCCAGTCATCCGAGCTGTTCATCGTCATCTTGAACGATCCGATGCATACGCATGGGTTGGAGTGGTAATCAGACACATCCACAGACTCGATACTCCAGAAAGACCCTTGTGTACTGGCTGATCCAGACGATGGAGTCCCAATTCTCGCTGCCTCTGGGCAAGTGGTAGCCCTTGGATCTTTCGAAATCATGAAAGCAATCGAGGTCTCCGCATCGTTAGGCACTGCATACAGGAAGAATGGAATATCTCTAATCCATGCGACCCATTTCTTGTTCCCAAACAGGTTTCCAGCTATCTCGGAATCACCGTTGCTGTCTGTGAAACTTTGGTCTGCTGTGACATCGATGGTCTTGAGGCACCCAGAATAATTAGCATCGGCGACTGTGATCCTACCGACATTCATTGAGCTGAGAGCTGTCCCATCCTGACTGGTGACCTTGAATGTTCCAGTCCTCACTTCGTAATTTATTCCCAGATTGGCGACTCCCGGCTGAGAAATTACGGCAGAATTCTTTAGAGCAACGAATCCATCATCATCAACGGTAAATTCCGTAGTGTCGAAGGAGGCCACTCCCGCGTCGTTCGTATTTCCTGGAGAAGCTGCCACTGCTGTCGCAACCTGGACTCCTAACGAGATGGTGTTCGGAGATCTGCTGACGACTGAGATTGCTGACTCACCAGTATTTGCGATTGCTGACGCCTCAAAAACGAGACCGCCAGTCGCATTCGGAACGACTGGATTCACGCCCATCCCAGCTACCGAATCAACCGTTATTCCCCGGAACGAAAGCCCAGCCCCTGACAATGTCACGTATCCATTCGAATCGACCTCAAATTGTGTGTCGTCGAACGATACGAGTCCTGAATCGAACTTGTCTTTTGGAGCCCCTGTTCTTGCCGTACCCACCTGCACTTCAATATTCAGAGCGTTTGCTGCTCGGGAGTGAGTAGCTACAGGAGCGTCCAGGTTGGTAGCGTTGCCCACCGTATTTCCAATCAGGGAAATTACCCCAACCGTGGGGACTACAAGATCTGCACCTGGTTTCGTGATGAAATCAGCGTCAATCGAGTTGATCGATGCCCCCTTCCCACCTGTAAGGGAAACGTATCCATTCCTATCCACGATGAAATCAGCGTCGCTGAAAGAACATATCCCAGAATCCATATTATGTGCTGGTGGTCCTGTACGCTCTGTCGCCACCTGAACTTCGATGTTGAACGAGTTCTCCGCCCTGCTGTGCGTTTCAATTGGCACAGTATGGTTTGCTACCGCCGTACCCAGGATATCAACGTAACCGCCCCCGTCTGGGACAACTGGCTGCAACCCAGGAAATGTCACTGAATCGACAGTGGACCTCAGGAAAGGTGATGACGAAGAGGTCGCTTCGAACCTCACCCAATCAGCATCTCCATTGGATTTGAACTTGATAAGCTGCCATACCTCGCCCTCATATCCGGTGCTCGGATTATTGCCCACTCGCCAATTGGTGAGCAGGCAATAATTCCTATCCAGAGATATGGGACGTCGCTTCGCCTCTACGCAGGGTACGAGGTTGAACCTAGGTCCAGAGTACCGATCGTTTTGCAAACTTTCTGGAGGAATCCCAGTTTTTTTCATTAATCAGGTCTTTTGAAGCTGGTCATGGCTATATTTTTACGGCATTCGTCGTTGCTGTCGATCTCTTCACAGAATTTATCATATGCTGACAGGAGCTGTGAGCGTCGAGCACGCATCTCATCGAGCTTTTTCGAGTCGTTCATAAGTAACGCATCCACGATATCCTCTAGTGGATACTCCTTAGTAAGGGATAGAACGTCCTTGATCGACCTTTTAGTTCCGTCAGAGTACACTATGATCCCCGTTATATGATTATCTTTTCGAGTATCGCTTCTGAGGCTTTTCTCTCCCTGAGGACCAGATCTTTTTCTTTTTTTTCCTCTTCGTTCAAGCCATACCTATTTTCTATGTATTTAAGCTTGTCAAGCCTGTCAACGATTTCATCGTTGATACGCTGTTGCTTTTTTATCTTCTCTTCATGGGGCGCGTGTATGTTTTCTTTCCACCGCTCGTATTCTGGCTGCAGATCTTTCTTGGCCTGCTCCAGCTCCCTGATCGTCATCTTCTCACGCCCCCTTGGACACGGCACATCATCTTGCAGCTCTAGGCAATGCCATGGATACCCTTCTGGGAGTCGTTTCCTGTTGTCTGCTGGAGCTCTCTGGACTGCTAAGTACATATTTATGGCCTGGTTGCGACTACGTTTAGATATATGTAGTCCATGTGTATTTGTGATGTCGTTATGCTAGTTGCTACATAATGAATATACATGTCTACGCTGGATGCTGGGATGTTGGTTGTTTGTACCACCTGGGAGACGTCGTCTATGAAATATTCAACACTGGTGCCAGCAGCATTCGTCACGATGGCAAATTTATGCCATCCTGTCGTGTCGTCAATCAACGTTGAAAATGCCGTTTCAGATGATGCAGCTTCATTTACACATTCCCAAACGTCGGTTCCGTAGAGGTACCTGAAATATAGCCCATTTGCAGGAGACACATTTACTGTATCTCCCCATCCCATTTGAATTTGGTCACCTGACGCTGCTACGGCCGCCCAATTTATCATTACTTCAAACGTGGCTGCCCCACCTGTGGTTCGGTACCAATTTGAATAAAAATGATTATTCGCAATCGCCACTACGCCTGGATGTCCTATTTCTCCTAGGGACGTATCTCCCTGTCCACTTCCTGCCCATCCCCATCCTTGAGTAAGACCTTGGGAAACAGCCACAAAATCTGTATAAGCCGAAGTAGTGGGAGCTCCAGTCGGAAACCCCCCTCCACCTGCTGCGTCCTGGAAGGTAGGCAGGGCAGCTGCACCATTAGATGTAAGTACCTGAGCAGATGTCCCGACACCAGATATACTCTGCTGAGCTGCTGTGGTTGTCGTGCCCCCACAGAGTACCGCGTATGCTGTGTGGGTTGTCCTTCCAGTTCCACCGCCAGCGACGACCGCTGTCCCATAAGCAGGATTGGATGACCCTCCAGTGCTCACCAAAGGAACACCTGCTGTACCAGACGGTGCCACCGAGGTGACTGCATTGGATGCTCCGGCGATTACCGTCCCGTACTGCGTTACAGCGTTCGCTGTGACTGCTGAAGTACCGTTCCCTGTCAGCACTCCGGTCAGTGTAGTGGCTCCTGTACCCCCACCAGCGACGACTGCCGTACCATAGGCTGGATTGGATGAAGAACCCGCGCTAACCAAAGGAACGCCTGATGTGGCAGATGGTTCCACGCTTGTGACGCCATTCGAGGTAGTGGCAATCACCGTTCCGTACTGCGTCACGGTGCTGCCGGTAAAAGCTCCTGCTCCATCGGCCGTGATGATTCCGGTAGCTGTCAGATTTATGCTGTTCTGTATTGCCATTATTTCATTTCCTTGAACGAAGCTTTTCGTTTCGACATAGCTTGCACATTCTGGTCCTGTATTTTCCTTGGGGAGTGAAATCTTCGATATCTTTCATTATGCCGCAAACCTTGCATTCTCTATTCTCTGGCTCTAGGTATTCAACACCCTTATTCCAAGGACGCTTGCCTTTGCGTGCTTCGCTCATTGCTTTCCGATGAGATTCGCTCATCTTCTTGCCTTTCCACCATGACAATGGATTAACTGCAAATGTTTCTTTTGCATGACATGACCGACACAGGGTTTGTCCGTTTTTCAAACAGAACCTATGGTCCTCATGGTCTTTCCAAGGCAATATGTGATGTGCATGAAGGTCCTCCGTTGACCCACATTCTGTACACCTTCCATCGTCTCTGGATATGACATCCTCACTCCAATCCCTGCATGCTTTGCATCTTCTGCTTTTTCCACCCAATCTAGACATACTCACCTCATATTTGGCAAATATACCAGGTTATTAGCTTCTACGCAATGGTCCAGTTTCCTGTCGACGAAAGGACACACCAAGCCGTATTTGCCACCACACAAACCAGCGTAAGAGAGCCAAACTGGTCGACTGCTGTGAGCGATCCGCCTACACCCACCGTCGTTGTCGAAGCCGTGAAGTTGATGTATTCCCCGGCATTCTGTGCGACAACGGGAAGACCAGCTCCGATGTTGGTCAATTCGATAAGTTCCCCTACAGCAGCCGTGGTAGGAAGTGTGTAGGTGATGGTCGTGCCACGATTACCGATATACCCATTCGATACAGCCAGTGCCTGTGTGGCTGCAGTGACCACAGTCCATGTAGTCAAAAACGAAGATGCCTGGTAGCTCGGATTGACACCTGCACCATTTGAGGTGAGCACAAAACCAGCTGTACCTACCGCTACGGTATCTAGAGCATTTGAAGCTCCACCTACCACCGTTTCATACTGAGGTACGAGGCTAGCTGTGATTGGTGAGCTTCCGTTTCCACTCAGGACACCAGTGAGAGACCCTGTGGATTCCAGAAGACCAGCAGCTCCTACCGTGACGATACCATACTGCGTAAGGGTAGCAGAAGGAAATGAGATCTCTCCTGCGCTTGTCACTTCCAACAAGCTCGTCCCTGAGGATGGATCAACGTTAGCCGCTGCATCCGTGGTGAGCTTGAAGGTCTGGCTATCGTCGTTGTCTACTCCCCATGAGTAGGCTCTTGCTGATCCAATCGACCACTCGTCGTAGATATCACCTGCTGATGTTCCCCCGATGAGCTGAGAAATCTTGGATGAAGATCCTGCGGTATTGTCGTTGTTCTGAAGAAGGATGAACTTGGTGCTGCCAGCGAACGTTGCTGTCGCATCAAGGTTTCCATCGTCATCGATGATGATTCCCGAGTTCTGGATAATATATCCAGTCGTCCCATCGTAGCGAGCAATGGCATTATCTGTGGAAGGCGGCGTTCCCGACACGGTACCTATCGGACCGCCACCAGCTGACCCCTTGAAAAATTGACTCATGAGGATCTCTTTATGCTATAGCCTGTTTCATAAAGTGTGCCAGCGCTAGCAGTACCCTTAACGTAAAGTTCTCTACCTTTAGGCCATGCAGCTCTGTCGCCCTCTTTATTTGCCTGAACATCGAGAACAAAAGTCCCACCTGCAGGGATTATATCTTGATCGTTCACCCCATCCCAGCTGATCGTGACATCTTGCAGACTGCCGTTGTACATCTTGTAGATTGCGAGATCGAAATCGAATCCACCAGCAGCGACGACTGCGTATGTTCCCGTCAGACTAGCACAGCTGAAGGTATGCATCGTCACTGGTTCAAGTCTATTCGTAGCTGCCATTTTTAACTCCAAGCATTGGTTAGATTAAGCCCCTCCCGAAGGAGGGGCAGGATGTTACGCTTGGAATCCACACTTGAAGCTCTGAAGTCCGACTTCGGCTGTGAGGCCTGTGTCCTGCAGGAAGTGAATGTATGGCATCACTACGTCACCTGTGTCAAAGGTGTATGCTAACGGTGCCGCTGCAACACTACCACCGATTTCAGCAGTCACCACGCCGGCTGCACTAACCAAAATCTTAAGTGTCTGAGCAGAAGCGTCTCCACCCCATGCATCTGTTGAACTTTGGAGGGTTACACCACCAGTGTTCAGCTGACTCGCCAACGTTACTGCAGTTGCTGAAGTAGCGTTGTTCATCCCCATCGCATAGAAATCGGTGTAGGCGGTGTAGTCGGCATTATTTGCCTCTACCTTGCGGAAACCGAGGATCATAGGCTCACAACCAGCTAGGGTTGTTAGGTAAATCGTCGCTTCAAGGAAGAAGGCAGCCGATGTACCGATGGTATATGCATGCTTGGCGTTAGCTCTGGCTCCGAAGTTGTATTCGGCACCCTCGTTATCCGTCTGATCGAGAGCAAGGTTCAGGCCGTTTGCACTCATCCTTGGGGCAATGATCGTCTGTCCAGCGCCTAGGATAAACTGCTCCATCATGCAACCGTCCTGCAGGGCCATGATGTTAATGTCACCAGTAGCACCTGTGGGAGCTGCTCCAGTAGTCAGATTGCTCTGAAGTAGAGGAGACTGAGTGACGGTCAGGTCGGTACCAGAGCTGAATAGGAATTCAGCGTTGATCTCCTTCACCGTACCGTTTACTGCAATGCGTCCTGTACCAGCGTTGAGGCTGAGACTTCCAGCTGCAGTCGTAGTACCGATGGTGATTACATCTGCTGTCGCTGCTGCACCGATGTTGATGGTCTTGATGCCTGTGCCGCCACCAGCAATCTCAACCGTTCGGGCTCCTGTACCTGAAGCGATCGTTACTGTACCGGTGTTAACACCAGTCGAGCTGATATCGTACGTAGAGGCTACGTCACCCTCGAGGGTGAAGTTACCCGTACCAACCTTGAGATCCAGACTAGCAGCTGCAGTGACCGTACCGATCGTCACAACATTCCCAATGGCTCCAGTACCGAGGTTTACAGTCTTAACTCCCGTCGCGCCTGTTGCCAAGTTGAGAGTCTGAGCTCCTGTGCCTCCAGAGATTGTGATCGTCCCTGTGTTGGCCCCTGTAGCTGAGATACCGTACGTAGAGGCTACGTTACCCTCTAGCGTGAAGTTACCTGTGCCACAAAGCAAGCTGAGAGACGCTGCAGCACTGACTGTACCGATCGTCAATATATTACCAATGGCGCCAGCACCGATGTTGATGGTCTTGGCTCCTGTGCCGCCTCCACCCAGATTGATAGTCCGAGCACCGGTTCCGCCAGCGATATCAACTTGACCTGTGTTCACTCCAACGTTGGAGATAGCATACGTAGTGGCAGTTCCACCCTCGAGAGTGAAGTTACCCGTACCACAAGCGAGATCCAGGCTTCCTGCACCTGTTGCATCACCGATCGAGATCAGATCAGCAGATGCTGCTGCTCCGATGTTGATCGTCTTGGCTCCAGTACCACCGCCAGCAATCTCAACCGTTCGGGCCCCTGTGCCTGAAGCGATCGTTACCGTACCAGTGTTGACACCAGTCGAGCTGATGGCGTACGTAGAGGCTACGTCACCCTCTAGGGTGAAATTACCCGTACCAACTAAGAGATCAAGGCTAGCAGCTCCTGTGACCGAACCGATGGTGATTGTATGTGCTGCTGCAGAGTCGCCGATTCCGATGTCTCTCGCAACCGTTCCAACACCAAGATTAACATCATCACCCGAGTTGTCAGAACCAAGGTTCAGAGCTGTACCGGCTGTTTCGATTGTCGCAGATGCGCTAGCAGTCAGTAGACCGGTGAACGTTAGGCCAACGAATGTGAGCGCTCCGTTGGAATCGATGGAAGCGACTTCAGCATCATCAGAGTCCGTGAAGGACACCTTGTTAGCTGCTGCGTTGTCTCCCATCTTCATAATCAAGTCTTGCCCAGTCGCAGCGTCGATATTAATGACGTTTGCTGCTGCCGGGGTGATCTGAATGCCTGCCGCGCTTGTGTAGATAGGAGAGTCGACCGATGTCGCTAGGGTGATCGCTGCGTCCAAGTTGGCCGTAACGGTGCTACCATCTCCATCAGTAGTGATGTTGGTGCCGCCTGCAATCGTGATGTTTCCACCTGATGGACTAAGCGCACCTCCACTGTCTCCTGTAAGAGTATCCACATCGGATGCCCCTGGTGATGCGAGTGCCCATGTTGCACTTCCGGCTGCCACATTCGTCAAGATGTACGAAGTGTCTGCCGTTCGGTTAACCCACATCGTACCAATCGGATAACGCCTGTCAGACGTAACTGGTGCACGAAGCGAGATGATATTCTTTGGACGGTTTACCGGATTGACACCCTGGTACTCGTCGGGCGCTTGCCCATTTCTGTCTATGCTCATCGGAAAATACTCCTACGATGGTTAATTCTGGCACCCTTATGATACCAAATTTTTGCAATCGAATCCATGTATCAGTTGGCTTGTTCTTGCCCCTGACCTGGAAGTGAAAAGTCGAAATCTTTAAACATTTCGTTTGCTTCGTCTTCGCCGTCATACTCGACTACTTCAGAAAGATCCGTCATAACCTCTTTGATCATAGGAATAATAGACTGAAGACTCTTCATGAACTGAGTTTTATTGCTCTGGTTGCCCGCTTTCGCAAGACGTGCCGACTCCTTCAGGAAGTTCTCGTTAGTCAGAAGCTTGCTCATTGCCCACGGAGCACCTAGGATACCAGTCCCTGCAGCCATCACATGGGGGTCACCCATGGCTGCTCCTGTGATAATCGACGAAATGGGAGCATAGCCCGATGCCATAGAGAATCCAACATCTGCCGTCTTCGATGGGTTAGCAAACTCAGCGAATCCCTTGCTGATCCCAGACGAAATCTTCTGCAGGTTTTGGAAGCTGGCATAGTTTTTATCACCCATCAGCTCCCTGTAGATTTCCTGCTTCTTGGGATCGGCTAGCACGGAGCCTGCTGCTTGGTATCGAACATCTCCGGTCGACGCGTTGATGACCTTCTTGCCGATCAGATCCTCGAGCTTGAACCTCTTCATGGCCTTGAAGACTTCTTTCCCTTCTGGAGTCTCAGACAACGCACTGCCGACCGCTTTGATCCCGCTCTTCGTGCCCATATGGTTCAGGATGAACTCGGGCTTCTGGTTGGTCAGAGCGTTATCGACGATGTTGTTTCTGAATCTCTGAGCCAGGTCGGCAAACCCTTCCTTCGCTTGCTTGTGCTGTTTGTACCACTCGCGCGCCTCGGGAGATGAATTTCCATAGTCCTGCAGAAGATCGGAGACCTTTTTCTTCGCCTGAAGGAGGAGCTTCTTGCTTCCGCCTTGTTTTTCAAAGTTGATGAGATCGTTCAGGGATCTCTCTGTTGCCACCAGGCTTTCGACTGGAATATTCTGAGCTTCGGCAACGATCGGCTTCCCGTCTGCACCAAGAATGGACGATGCCTTTTTCTCTACAGCCTCAAGGTTCTTGAGAAGCTCCTTGAATTCTCCCTTCGTAGCAGACTCCTCTGCAGATGGAAGGAGAGACTTCTCGATCTCCTTAGCCATCTTCTCGGAGATTTTTCGGATCCCGTTGTCGGCGATAGCTGCTCCCTTTGGAAGAGCCTCACGACTTTGCGTGTACAGAGAACGAACCTTTTCCTGGGCTACATTCCTTGCGCCTACCAAAGCATCTTGACCTGCGACACCTGCTTCGAACTTCTCAGCAAAGTCTGTGATGCTGATGCGATCGAGGTTCCTCTTGTAGGAATCTACGAATTCCTTGTTCGTCTTGTTGAACATGTCTTTGTATGGTTGTCTTCCCAGGAAGGACTTCGACACCATCTTTTCCACGTTGCGAGCTACACTTGAATCTGTCACTGCTGACAAAGGAAGCGTAACACCCTCCGCCTCAGCGGCTTTAACAACATCTGAAATAGCTGAGTTAGACTTAACCTTGAGTCCAGGTACATGAGCAGCGGCTCGTACTGGCTCTCGGACAAGATTCTTCAGTCCACCTTCTCGGATCTGCTGAAGCGCATTCCCCGCTTTGACTGCTCCAGCCTGCGATAACAGTGAGGTAGCAAGACCCACTCCAAGCTGTCCAAGAGGACCTACACCTTGCTCCTCAGCTTCCTGGGATCCAACACCACCAAGGAATGCTCCAATGGCTCCAGGGATCTTCAGACCTTGTGAAGCTTTCCCCACAGGAATAGCTGCACCCGCCAGGAACTCAGCTCCACGCTCGACTTTCCTCTCTCCTGCAGTCCCGGGCTTAAGATGACCTCCTGTCAGCTGATCGAGATATCCCTTGAACTCTGTCGCTCCAGGAACACGCTTTCTGTCCTCTCCGAATCTTCCAGACAGCTTAGCTTCTCTTTCCTTGCGAGCAGCAGCTGATTTCTCAGGGCTTCCGCTTTCCAAACGACCAAACGTATTATCGAATGTCCAGTCAGCAGCGGATTCAATCAGTGAGTAGACATCACCTGGCAACCCGAGCAAAAAGCTGGAACCCCCTCGAAGGGCTGGTCCTACGTAGGGGATGGTAGAGAGCTCTCCTGGACTATCCTGTGATGACGGTGTGAAATCGAACTTACCAGCAGCCATTGGATCTTCTAGATTCGTGCTCTCAAGCTCATCTTCATACGGAGCGGTGTTGCTATCTGAAGGAGTAAAGTCGAAGTTATTCATCGTCCAATCACCACCCCGCCCGCGTCCTGCCAGGCTTTTGCTTGTCCATTTGGAATGAATCCATATTGTCCATTAGGATTCAGAACAGCTATTTTTCCTTTTGGAGGTGGATCTTCCTTTAGCTTAGACGCATAGGCTTTCTTACGCCACTTGCCCACTTGATCATCCATATAGGAGTCCATCTTGTCCGACACTCTGGCCTGAAGATCAGGTGGAACCCTTCCGCCATTTTCCTTCACGATCTGATTCGCTATTTTAGCCTCCTCAAGATTCGCATTTTCCCTAATCTCAACCATGCCAAGAAGTGCTTCGTTAGCTGCTTTGCTCTGGCTCAGGTTAGGAAACATATCTTGGAAGAACTTGAATTCGAATTCTGTGATTCTCCCGCCGATGAGCTCCTTGATCCCTTCCATAAATTGCTTCGATCGAGCTCTGAATTCGACAGCTTTAGGATCACGCACCCACTCTCCAAAAATATCGGCTGCTTTGTTCCTAGCGTTCAGGCCTGATATCTCCTGATTATTCAGATCTTTGGCAATTCTGACTTCGGTCAGCTGCTTTCGAGCTTTTTCCCCAGCACCTTGAACTTTAGAATAAAATTCATTAGACGACTTAGCCTGAAGCTTCTCGCTCTCTTTTTCAAAAACAGGCTGTTGAGCTTCGGCATTGACCAAGGCTCTACGCGTCGTAGGGCTAAGACCCTGCCAATCCTCAGCTGTCAGCGGCTCTCCTGCCGCACGCTTCTCTAGGATAGCTCCCTCTGCCATCTGCTGATCCTGCTCGACTAGGGCCTGATCCTCTTTGAACTGCTGCTGCTGCTGTCTCTGCTCGAGAAGGGCAAGAGCCTCGAATCCCTTAAGAGCTTGCTGCTTCTTCTCAGGGCTGATGTTCAATCCCTGGACAGCTTGAGCTTTCTCTTGAGGAGACGAATCAGGTGACAGACGAGCGAGAGCATTTTTCATCTCTTTGTTTTCCAGAGCTTGCTGAAATCCAGGAACGAACGTTGATCCAAACGCCTGACCGAACTCTTCACCAGCTCCCCTCTGCTGTGGGAGTATTCCAATTGGCAATGGCATCTTAACCTCCGAATAGTCTGCTGAACGCTGATCCTGCCCCTGCTCCCAGAGAACCCCCCAGAGCACCTAATGCCCCTCCGTAACCTGGGTTATACATCGTCTGATGGGTAGGCTGCATTCCCATTCCGAGCAATCCTTGCAGCTGAGACATGGCACCACCTTTCAGATTTGCCCGAAGACCAGCGAGCGTAGTGCTAAGATCTGACCCTGCCTGTCCGAGTGTCTGGTTCAATGCTGATGAGCTTCCAGCGTTGAGTCCAGCAAACCTTTCAGCGATCATCGGAACTGTCTCCTGCTCGAACTGCTGCTTGTACGGTGCCTCGAAGTCAGCATATGACTGAGGATCGTCAGAGAGGATCCCCTGAAGATAGTCCATCCCTGATCCTGTGGGACCTTGCAGTCCACCCAAAATCTGCTGAATTTGTTCCATCTGCTGAGGATTCATAACAGGAACTTGATCGTAGCTAGGCTTCTGGCCTGTGAAAAAGTTTCCTCCCCGGGCCTGTGACTGCATTCCTGATGCTCCCCCCCCTAGCAGTCCCATAAGCGCTGAAATAATCATTGGACTCATTTCGATCTCCTTGTCTTTCTATTCATCATACCACATTCTCCACCCATTCTAACACAACATACGAAGTTGTGTATCCTGTGTAATCCGCTGTCGTTATGACGTTTACGTTCGTCGCATCAACATTTATCTCGATATTATTTCCTGCCGTATCGACAAAAGGAAGAGGAATGAACGAGGTGCTGGGATCCGTGGCTGTCCCGTAGATCCTGGTGAAGACAGTGTTTGCGGTAACGTTTATTCCGTGCGCAACACTGGTCGTGCCAGCATTGGGGAGGGCACCAAAATCAATCACAGTGCGAGATCCATAACGAAACTTGTTGGGATCTCCTGGAGTGAACCAGAGCTGACCTGTTACGGTGGAGGAGATATTCTCGCCGGCTGCGTTCAGTGAGGCATCTTGATACTGAGCAATCTCTCTGGCGTTTGTCGCCTGAGCGTTCTTGATGAAGTAGTCCGTCAAGATCAGCTGAGCCTCTTCCCAGTCATCAGGAATGATGATGTTAGGAGGTACGTACGGCCCGATGGACTGTGGAGGGTTAAAGCTCAATTAATCAATCTCCCTGCTGAGTCTGACCAGATTATGATGGAATCTACGAGGACTTCGCTATTCGTAATGGCCGGTGTGAAAAGTTGGCGCTCCGTAAGAGAGAGGTCATACTCGAAAAACTGTGCGTCGACGCCGCAGTAGAACCTGTGCCAGCATTTGCTCTGACTTGGTGCATCGAACAGCTCAACTTCGGTCGAGAATACGTTGTTGAAGAACTCATCGTCAGTGTTGTTCACGGGCTCTGAGTCATTGTAGTCCACGTACACATTGCATGACACCTCTCCAGCTGAGGTGACGTCAGTCAGGAAATCGATGTACCCAAGGTGTGTCTTCTGTCCTACGTCCAATAGGTTGAACTTCTTAGACCTAGCAGAGAATCCCATGACTCGAGTCAGTGTTCCTGCGCCCATGTAGGTACGCACCTGCGCTACAGCTGGGATCACGTCCGCATCCAGATTCTGAATCTCACCTCCAGCTGACCATGCTGAAAATCCCGAGGAGTCGATGTTGATCGTCAAATTGTTGGGGTTAGCTGAATCGACCGCTACGATGATCCCATTCAGTCCGCTCATTTGCGTCATTCCTACAGAGATGTGGTCGATGTAGAAATGCTGCCCCGCTCCGAAGGTATGGCCCGGTGCTGTTACGACAGCTTTATCCGCCTGTGTGATGCCTGTGATAGCCGTTCTTGGCTTCTCAAAGAGGTCTAGGTTGTCCGCATCTACGCGTTCCACGGAGAACACTCGGTCGTTGAGCTCTAGACCACCAGTACCGATGATTCCTGATACCTTCACATACTCACTTGTCGAGCTAGGATCGGTGATCGTAGACGTAAGGTTGTGATCGGGGACGGTTAGTCTCGCAGATCCTGTCCCGCCAGTGACTGCCGTAATATGAAGGCTCGGGGAGTTAGAAACCTTCTGCTCTAGGTTGAGTACGAAACCCTGCTGATTTCCTGCGATCGTATTTGGATACTGAGACTGCAATTTGGCGGTAACCCAGGCGAAATTTGATTCGCTCCAGGTTTGGCCTGCGAGAGCGTCCCATGTGATGTCATTGAATCTCTGATATTCGCCAAATGTTGTGAAGCTGTCGGTGAAGATGGACCAGGTTAGATTCTGATAATTAAACACCAAGACCCTATCAGGGAAGGTGGATTGGGTTGCGGCGTCAGGGAAGGTCCAGTACACCAGCTGCTCATAGAAATTACGCGTGCCGTGTACCCGAAGAGCTCCATCTGACTGATTGTTGTGGATGTTGAACACCTCGTCAGGGATGTTCTGATCAATCCGATCAACGTTGTTTCCGTTGCAGGAATTTATCGACTTGTCTCCGACCGACAAGACACCCTGGTCGAACGCCACCATGGAGAATGTAGATTCGCATCCAAGCTCCGTGTTGATCCGCTCCCATGTGAAGGGAAGGATCTCGTTACCAGTGTAGCGTAGTGCCCACGTCGATCGTTCGAATCCTACAATCAGTACGTCTCTCACAAACTGAGCAGAGATGATGTGCTCGTTCGTAGGGGCGTCGACATATCCACCGCGTCCTTTGACATCCGAGAGCCATTCGACAGTTGCGGTTGGGGCCACTCCTGCATTCACAGATGAGAAAGGTGCTCCATTCTGGGACCATCGGCACCTCTGTGGAAACTGCAAGCTGCCAAGAAGCGTCGCACCCTCATAGGTGTTCAAGGCTACCATTCGGCCTTTGTACGGAATCAGCATAAGGCACTGATGCATCTCATCTGTACCGGATGTGGTCGGAAGAAAGTCGTGCCAGTCGATGCCGTCGTATATTCGAATTGGATCTCCCCCAGCACCAGAGAAGTTTGTCACCCAGAAATACTGATTGTTATCCGCTGACTGCCAGTAGTTTACACCCCAGAAGAAATTACTGTTAGATCCAGTCCATGTCGTCGGAGTGACTGAAGCAAGCTCTTGGAACTGATTGGCCGTGTTGTCGAAGTTGTAGGCGTATATCGTATCAAACCCTATCGTTTGCTCGGCGTTGATATCGGAGAGTTCTCGGGTTGGGAGCCCCATAACGGGAAGACAGGGATAATAACCGTAAGCAGCCTCGACTGCGATGAGGTTGGCGGGCGTCGAACCAGCGAGAAACGTGAAATTAACTTCGCCTGTGTCGTAATTGAGGAAGGTTCCATCTGCTGAGCCCCCTGATGCATACGATGTGAATAAAGTTGTATCAAGACTTACCGTGACGTCGACACCCGCAGTGATAGCCGATACCGTGACTACCGTTTCGTTGATCTCCAGCATCCCTACGACACTTTCTATGAACAGCTTATTTCCTACTCCGAAGTTGTGCCCAGCCATGGCGATGACAGCAGATGCAGCTTGGGTAATTCCGGTGATTGTCACTGCAGGCTCGATGTCGTACACAGTCCCAGAGGTTCGAGTGAAATGTGCAGTCCCATCATCCGTGAATACGGTGTCGTTTCCCCCACCTTGATCAAATGTTATTTCAACCGAACTTTTGGCGAGTCCAGCGTCAGGCTCGAGAGCTCGTAATCCTGTGAGAATGTCTGCAACGTTGTAGTCGTTGGTACCATCAGCTGCCGCCAGGGCCTGAGCTGAGGGAACCCTCTTCAATCTTCCCAGGAGATCATACCCTATGCGACGACGGAGGCGTCCTCTCCACTGATAGATATTCTCAAGCTCTTGATATGCATCATCAGAAAGCACGAATGCGTCCCGATCTTTCACAAGACCCTTATCCTGGTAGGTAATCGTCGTAGGTGTGAATTTTCCCATTATTGAACTCTCCAGCAGATTACACACCCTCTAGTGAGGTTAGTCACTAGAGTGTTGTTCTGGTTCTTGAAATCAATTGAGATGCTCGTTGTTTTAACAACACTTGAATAGGTACCTGTATTGGTAACCTGTGCTATTACTGGGTTAGATGAGGAATCAAATCCACTTGCACTCCAGAAATAGTTGTTGTCTGGAAGAGCATTTGTGAATGTGATTACGTATCTACCGGTCCCACCTGGTCGAGCGATGCTTGCTACATTGAGGGCAGATCCCTGGACAGCAGCAGCAGCATTGAAATTGACTGAAACCACAGGAAGGAGTCCTGTGAAAATGCTCCCATCCTTCGTGATTTGGTATGATGATCCGTTCAATTCTGGCCTGGCGTAGAGCTCTGGATTGCCGGAATCGTCCTTGGCATAAATCAGGTACTCGTCCCCTTTCGATTCAGGGTCGTCGGCCTGCTCTACGAAGGTCACGAACTTGTGCTTGCCCTTGTCAGCTCCAGCGTCATCAAACGCCACGTGGTTCACTGCAAACTGGGTGTTGAGCTCCGTAAAGTTGGTCAGCAGATCACCCTGACTGACTGAAAGGTCATCGTTTGGCTGAGGTGAATCTGGATTGAATGTCATTAGGCCACCGTATATGCTTGAAAGATTATTCTTTGGAGTCTGCCTTTGATCGGTGAAATCGGAGTCACTGTCTGAGTGTCTGAGGGTATGTTGAATCCGACAAGCCTGAATGAGCTTGCTGTGACGGTGCTTGCGTATGTAGCTGAGTTGTAAGGCTGAATTTGGACTACCTTGTTGCTGCTCGAGGTACTTGTTCTCAAGTTATTGAAACTCTGCACTATCCACATGTAGTCGGCTGTTGGTAACGCCGTCGTATAGGCGAGTGTCCAGTCAGCTTTCACGTTTTGGTTATTCACCAACGCAACATTGGGTGTGACCGACGCAACATTCATAGACATGGGAGCTTTTATCGTATTCCCATCTGCATCCAGCTCTTCCCTCTCAAGGATGTTGCCCTGGAAGTCAAAGACAACGAATGCCCTAAGCACCAGCCCTCCAACGATGATTCCTTTGCCTTCCGTGATCTGATTGACGTCCCCGTCAGATTCTTCCCTGTAGTATAGATCACTGGAACCGCTGTTATCCTTCGAGTAGAGTCCGATCTCGTTGGCTAGAGTCGTGGGATCTGAAGATTGCTCGATCAGAGTCGTCTTTTTGTGGCCGCCACGCTCGTCGTCTTCTGGATTATTCAGGGGGATGTGATCGCCGACATTGGCATTTTCGGTTGGCGACTTGCCCCAGACGTCGTAGGTTGTCTTGAAATTACCGATCATATCTCTTTGAGACTGACTGATGAAATCAGTGCCTTGGGGAATCGAGGGTTTGAAAACCATTATCGTCCTCCGAATCCGCCACCGAATGAGGAGTATCCGGTCTGCTGTGTGTAGATTGTTGCCGTTCGCTCAGGAGCCTGCTGGGTAGCAGTCCTGTACAGTACCAGATTCTCCTGGTGCTTGAAAAAGGGCATGATATTCTGGATGGCATCCATGTCCTGTCTGTCTTGCAGAACCTTGATCGCTGATCCATAGGCTATGTACTGCCACCACTGCTTCACGTCAGGTGTGTTTGAGCTGCTGTGATCGGAAGCGCTTAGGAGCTGCGTTGGTGTCTGGTACACCTCTATCGCTACACGGTACACCTTATCAGGAACAGGCCTCAAGACGAAATAGTCATCGAAGAACAGGATCGCATTTGGTCTGCTCGCCTGGTAGGGAGATGTCCTCGCTAAGACGTTCTCTGTGCTTGCTATGGCCGCCGTGAAGGTAATCGTGGATACACCTGTCACGTAGTTGATGCTGCCTGTCAGGGCCAGTTCTGTGACGTTGTCGATCCAGGTTCCTGAACTGCTCGTTGGAGAGTCTGGCACATCCCGCGCTGACATCGTCGATCCGTCAGTAGCCACTGCAGATACGGTGACCTGCCTCTTGAGCACAGGGATAGCAGAAATCGTGAATGCATAGGGACCAGCGCCACCGTCTCCGGCGACTGCAGTCTGCTGGGTGCTGATTCTTGGGTAAATCTTGAAGAATTCGTCCTGAGACTGAGAGTAGAATGACTCATATCCGTCTATGTAGACAGGGGGGAGGACGGCCTGGTACTTGTCTGTGTCGAATGGGTACTGGTCTTCGTTCGCTACCGTGAAAAACTCCAAGTTGGAATGGAGGTTCCAAATCTTCAGAGCTGCCGGGAAATCTTGCTCGTAAAAAACATCGATGTATTCTTCTAGGTCTGCATCGCTCAGCTGATTTATCGACGGACTGGCAGTGAGTCTCCGTACCTTCTTTTTGATCTGCGCTAGCGTGCTCAAACTCATCTCTTACCCCGTTAAGCTTGTGTTGTTATCTGTAATCCCCGTAATGGGAGTTACTTGTGCTTGCGTGAATGAAGGATCACTTGCTGTGGTATACGGCACTGCTGGCTCGACAAACGCACTTAGGGCACTGGTATCAAGATCAACGGTGAACTGATCATCTGCTGGGACGGCGACCACTGTCGCTTTGGCATACTCAACCGTCATCCCGTATATTTCAGGCACTAACAAGCGAACCACCTGAGCTACGGAATATCCGTGGTCTTCGGTCGTTGTCACCACTGCCTGTGCAGCATTGGTAACTGCCGAAATCAACCTTCGTCTAGGCTGGAAATTCGACAGGATTGCCATCAGACCACCGCAAATGTTGTAGATTCAAAGTTCATTCGCGATTGCTTCTTGCCTAGTCGGTCTATCGTAGGGTTGCCGTCAGGTCCAAGAACGAGTGAATGAACGGGAAAGCTGCAGTTTTGGTTCAAGTGTCTAGCGACTGCCAAAGGCACTTCGTAGGTCTCACCATCAAACATGGTGTATATCTTCGTCTGGTCCCACTTGTACTTTCGGAAGGAAAACTTCACGTTTCCACCAATCGGCTCTAGGCATCGGAACACGCCCTTGACCATCCGGCTCTCTTCCTTCCACATATTGTAGACCTTGTCATCGTCGGATGAATCGCACCGCAGGCTATCCTTCACTTCCTTCTGCTTCTTCCATTCCTTGAACTCCTGAATGTCCTTGTCGGAGAATTCGAAGGATTGGGCCTTCTTTTCGGCTACTTTTTTCTCTGGTGAACTTTTCGCCGTATCGATAGCTGGAGCCTCTGATTTTTGGGATTCTGCCGGTGCTTCGTCTTTAGTGTACGCCATTCTAGGTCCTTTGTGTTGGAAATGGGGAGGACACGATTGCCCCCCCCACTAAATTTACTCAGCTAGCGTGTATCCGCTAGACAGTGCTTCCCAGTACATCACATCAGAGGCGCTTCCGCCAGGACCATCGGCCCCACCACCAAGTTCCATGACGATCTGTGCTGTGTTGTCCATGGCTCCAGAAAGAACACTTGCAATCTCACCAACAGGAACGATGTGCGCCGGTGTAACACCAGCAGCAGCGACCGCAGAAGTTGGGAATGCAAACGCAGTGAACCCAGACGCATCAATGTCAAGACTGACAGTGTTGTTCGCTGTGCTTACCGCTGTGATCTCACCGATGAGGTCATTCGCTTCGACCATTCCGAAATCGGAAGAGACCTTAACACGAATTTGCTCACCGACCGCCATTCCATGCGTAACGGCAAGAGTAACAACCATCGGATTGGCTGCTGTGATAGCAGTAATTCGATTAGCCTGTGGGCTATAGATTGGGTTGTTAGGTACCTTGCGCACGAATCCAGCGGTCGAATCAGCTGCATACGCTGTCATGGCTGCGTAGCCAAGATCAAAGTTATTAGCGGTAACTGCCGTGACTGTGTAATCATATCCAGCAATCTGGAGGCAGGCAGTGGTTCCGTAGATACGGACCCTGTCGTTAACACTATAACCGTGAGCTGTAACCGTTACTCGGTTAAGAGAAACGTCTACAAAAGTGCTGGCCATAGCTTGCTGTGCACCCAGTACCTGACTGGATTGGTCAACTCGGGTGAATCCACCAGAGGTGATGACTTCCAGGTCCAGTCCATTAGCAGCGTTCTGCTTGGTAAACATGAATCCAGCACCGGCAGCAAGGCCGCGCTGCCACTCAAATTTACACCCTCGCCCAGTTGCCTGAGTAGTAGCGCTTTGCGTATAGTTCCAAACACGAAATACATCGAAGTCAGAACGCAGAGCGATATTCTTAGCAGCTCCATCACTAGTGAAAGAACCTGAGGCAATCAGTTGGTCAGCCATATTTTCCTCCTTATAGTGACAGCGTGCATCGCAGGTTGATGATCCACGCATCGTTCGTGATGCGAGGTACTTCGGCAAATTTGTAGCCAACCGATGCATTCAGAGCCAGCGGCCCGTCGTAGATCGGTGGTCGGTAGATGAACTGAGCCGAGTAGCCGTCCTGCTCGATGCAGGCGTATGCTTCCATACCGGCAACGAAGCAGTTGTAGACTGTAGCTCCATTCAGGGAGGCGTTCGCATCGCTAGAACCGATTGAGCTCAAGAGCCAACGGGTGTTAGAAATGGAACCCCACTCAGGACGTAGGACTTTGTCTTGGTTTGGATACTGAGACTTGGAAATGAATCCAGTCACACGCTCCAAATCACCGATCAATGACGTGTTAGCCATTACGAAATAGCTGTCACGAATTGGCGCGGTACCAAACTTGTCCTCGCCTTCGATGCTATCCGAAATCGTGTACGCATCAGAAGATGCCAAAGTCTTGATGACTTCGTCAACGTCGGAGCGTGCGAGCTCGGTAGGATTATCGCCATTAGTTCCGCCAACACTGTTGATGAAGGAAGCTGTAGCCGCAAGCATGTTGCGAGTAAGCTCATCCTCAGTCTGTCTGAGCGAAACGCCAAGACGCTTTGTAGTCTCATTTAGAACTGGATCTTGAGACTGTAAAGTAACTTGTTCGTTAAGATTTACAAAACTCCCGTAGAAGTCCATCTTCGCATCAATGTCAATCGCTGTCATTTGCTGCGCAGCTGGATAAATACCGCTATTTCCCAGAGGCACAGTGGCTGTGGCAAGAGGGTTGTAGCGGCGCATCCTCAGAGTAGTTCCACCATTCCTAGGCATGTTTTTCAGCATGGCAGGAATCTTGTGGATAAGATTTGGAACGGCTACCGAGAGCAATTTGTAGCTGAAGCTCTGCTGTACCGGCGCCGGAAGAACTGACGAAGTCGTTATCGCCATAATTCACTCCTTTTCGATTAATGAAAACGTTCTGTGTAATCGAGATGACGAGTCTTAGTACGTCGACGAGATAGCGAATCTCTAGTACGCTAGGAGTGAAGTTGGCGAGACTTCGATACGCCCATCATCATAATAAACAATTTACATCATTTTATGACAGTCCTGATTGGGAAAATCGGGGTATGTCTACCCCCTAACCCCTACGAGCACAATCGTTCATTTCAGCAAGCAACTGCTTCTTCAGCGCAGGTGTGAGCCCCTGCTCAAAAGATCCTGCCTTCGACAGAGGAGATGTTCCTCCGCTTGAGCTCAGCGACTTCGGCTGATTGGCATTTTGCTGGATCCGCTGCTTGCTCGCAGTGGTATCCGCCACTTTTGGTACAAATGCCTTAATGTACTTATATGCAGCGATTGCCTTTGCTTCTTCATTACCGATCATGCTCAGCGCCTGTGCGACATCGGGCTCAAGATCCTGTAGCTGCTTCACATTTGCCTCAGTGACCACCGAATCAAAATCCTGAAACCTGGCTTTGATGCGATTTGGCATCTCATCCTTGAGACGCTTGGCCTCAGCTTCCGCCCACTTCTTTTCGAAGCGAGAGTCAGCAATTCTAGTGGCTAGCTTCTCTGTCTGATCGATGGTCGACCAGTCAGATTTGTCTATGCCAAAGAACTCGTCAGGCTCAGGTGCAGGCTGAGGAGCAGCCTCTCCCCTCTTCAGGAGTTCCTGCTGCAAGGCCATCATCATCTGACGGTCTTGGTCTCTATCTTTCTGCAACTGATCGTTTGTTTC